TGCAGGAATCGCGGATCGCGATGGCGTTCGGCATCCCCGGCTCCATCCTCGGCCTGCTGATCGGCTATGAGTCCAGCTCCTACGCCAACAAGCGCGCCGACTGGCAAGTCCTGTGGGACGTCACAATGGCCCCGATGTTGGGCGACCTGGACGATGTGCTGAGCCTGTCGCTGATCCCGGAGTTCGGCCAGATCGATGAGATTTATTTTGATTTGGACGACATCAAGGCGCTACAGGAGGACGTCGACAAGATTCAGGAGCGGGAGCGCAAGAACTTCCAGACGGGCGGCATCAGCCTGGAGGAGTTCCGGGACGCCATCGGGCGCGACCCCGACATCAAGGAAGGGACGTTCTACGTGCCGTCCAACATCCAGCCGAAGGAGTTCGACGATCTGTGTGCGGAGCCGCCACCGATGATCGCGCCGCCGGAAGAGGAGCCGGAGGAGAAGATGCCGATGGCGGCGATCGTCCCGATGCCGCGCTGCCCGACCTGTCATCGGGAGAATGGGCGCGATGTTCAGGTGGGCGCGAAGCTCTATTGTCGCACCTGCAAGGAAGAGTTTGCCGTCGCTGAAAATGGCCACTTGACAGACTAACCGTTTACCCGCATAATCTAGCCAACTGAATAGCAACAGGCCCTAGCGCCTTTTCGTGGATTAGTCCACGGAGGGGCGCTTTTTTGTTGCTCGGAGGAGCGAATGCGAGAACGGTTCAGCAGCCTACAGCCAGCGGCAGACCTGCCGGAGCTTCGGGCCATCCTCGCCGCCCGCCAGCCGGTAGAAGGAGAAGGCCGCACCTGGTACAAGATCGTCAACATCTCCCAGGCCGAGGCCGAGATTTTCATCTACGACTCGGTAGGTATGTTCGGCATCTCGGCTGCTGAGTTCATCAACGAGCTGCGGGACATCAAGGCCAGCACGATCACACTTCGCATCAACAGTCCCGGCGGCGATGTGTTCGATGCCGTGGCCATCTACAACGCGGTTTCCCGTCACCCCGCGACGGTGAACGTCTACATCGACGGGATCGCGGCGTCGGCGGCCAGCTTCATTGCGATGAGCGGCGATTCAGTGGTCATGTCACCGCACAGCCAGATGATGATCCACGAGGCCGCTGGGCTGGTTATCGGCCCCGCCGACGACATGCGGAAGATGGCGGACATCCTGGACAAGTCCAGCGACAACATCGCGTCCATCTACAGCGAGCGCGCAGGCGGCACCGTCGAAGACTGGCGCGCTCTCATGAAGGCTGAGACGTGGTTCAGCGACAGCGAAGCGGTAGACGCGGGGCTGGCGGACGGCATCGACGGCGAGGACGACGAAGCCGTGGCTGCCCGCGCCGCTGCGCGGATCACGAACGAAGACCCCAAGCCGGAGCCGGAGCCGGAGCCGGAGCCGGAAGCGGCGCCCGACTTCGGGGCGCTATTCAAGGAAATGTCTGAGGAGGCGCAGGACAGCCTCTTCGAAGTTGTAGCCGAGGAAGAGTACGCGGCGGTATAGCCGCAGGAGGGAAGAGATGGCAGAAGCACCGTTCGTAGCGAAGGACGCGATCCCGGAGACAAGTGAGGAGCTGGCCGAACTCCTGGCTGACGACAAGCGCCGAACAGCGGTGTTTGCCGACCAAGAGACCACGGCGGACTTCCTCAAGAAGTACCAGCGGGTCGTCAACGAGAAGCGGCCCGACATCGCTCGCATGATCGAGGATGGCGTAGAGAAGGGGTTGCGCGGCTTCCTGATTGACAGCGGCGTGAAGCGCCCGGATGTCACCGGCAATATCCAGGAGTGGGAAGCGCCCCACAAGGGCACCGCCTACAACAAGCGCGCTGTCGGCGCCGCGCTCGACAAGGACTTCGGCGACATGCCGGAGTTCCTGTACTCGATCTATCACAAGAACTACGCGGGCGCGGAGAAGTGGCGGCAGATTCGCAACGACTACTCCAGCATCGACCCGGCGACCGGCGGATTCTTGGTGCCAGAAGTCTTGAGGTCCGAGCTTCTTCGTCTATCGCTGGAAACCGCTGTCGTGCGGTCACGGGCGCGGGTTATCCCGATGGACTCGGCACGGGTGCCGTTCCCGGCCATCGACACGACCTCCCATGCCTCTTCGCTGTTCGGCGGCATCACCGCTGGATGGACAGAGGAAGGCGCTGCCATCACAGAGTCACAAGGTAAGTTCATGCGGCTGGTGCTCGAAGCGAAGAAGCTGGCCGCATACTGCGAGGTCCCGAACGAACTCCTGCAGGACTCCATCATCAGCTTCGGTGCCCTGGTAAATGAGATTTACCCCGAAGCGCTCGCCTGGTATGAGGATGACGCTTTCCTGAACGGCTCCGGCGCTGGGCAGCCGCAGGGCGTGTTGAACAGCCCGGCTGTTGTCTCCGTCGCTAAGGAGACGGGGCAGCTTGCCGCAACCCTCGTCTGGGAAAATCTCACCAAGATGTACGCGCGGATGCTTCCCGGTTCCCTGGGCCGCGCGGTGTGGGTGGCGAACATCAACGTCTTCCCCGAACTCGCGACGATGGCGCTCTCCGTCGGGACCGGCGGCTCGGCCATCTGGCTGCAGTCGGGTATCGGGTCGCCTCCACTGTCGATCCTGGGCCGGCCGATCATCTTCACTGAGAAGTTGCCGACGCTCGGCACCACGGGCGACATCATGTTCATCGACTTCGGGTACTACCTGATCGGTGACTTGATGCAGATGCGCGCCGACAGTTCGCCGCACGTCAAGTTCCAGAACGACATGACAGTCTACCGCGTGACTGAGCGAGTGGACGGGCGGGGCTGGCTGCAGTCGGCGTTGACGCCGAAGGCCGGTTCTACCCTGTCGCCGTTCATCAAGCTCGACACAAGGGCATAAGCATCCAGCCCCGGTGGTCCGGGGCCATTCACGCTGAGGCATTAAAACCCCTTGGCGAGAGGAGAAGACATGGCAACAAAGGGACTCGGCAAGGGCTTCAACGTCATCCCATTGGCGACGGGGGTGCACATCTCGCTCAAGAACGCCAGCGGCGTCACCTTCATCTGCTACGAGGACGGCGGCGCGCAGTCCATCGTGTTCAAGCAGAGCATCGCCGGAGCGTCAGAGGTTGCGCTCGCGACGGTCAATGAACTGTGGGCCTCTAGCGGCGTTGCGAGTCAGGTCTGGACCAGGGAGACCTCCGACGCCAGCGCGGCGCTATCGAACAACTCAACGGTGACGAAGAAGGACACCACGCTGTTCGACTGCGCGGCGATCTACATCGGCGCTGACGAGCTCGGTGACGGTTACGACTCGGTGGAGTGCACCATCGACGGCGCGGGCATCTGTATCGCCATCGTCCACGACCTGACGGTACAGCGGGCTCCTGAGAACCTGGTGACGGCTGGGGTCTAGTGGTTGACCCCTGCCCGCACTGCGGCTCAAGGGCTTGCGCCATGGATAAGCGCCCTTTCTGCCGTCACTCAGGGAAGGCGCGGGTAGAGGAGCCAGCAATCCAGGTAGCGGAACCGATGGAAGTGAAACCACCGCGTAGGCGGCGAAGGAGAAAGCGATGAGCAATCAGAAAAAGACTAGGGCCGTTCGTGAGACGGCGCTCGGCATCGCGGTCGAGAAGACGGCGGCATCTGTCGCTGATATCGACCTGTTCACGGTGACGGGCGAGGTGCTGATCACCTTGCTCTACGGCATCGTGACCGGCGTCGGCGACGGCGGCGCGACAACCATTAAGCTCAACGAGAAGGCGTCCAGCATCGACCTGTGCGCCGCGACAACCGTCACTAGCGACGCGGTGGGCGAGGTCTACGTCCTCTGCGGCGACCGGACGCTCATCATGGGCGGCACCGGCGCCGTCCCCGTCCTGAAGGTGGCGGGCTTCCTGGCGGCCTTCCCGCTCAACCCCATCGTGTTCGATGGGCAGGCGGGCCTCACGATCGAGCTGACCCAGACCGGCGACGACGCGACCCACGCGGTCAAGTGGACGCTGGTCTACGTGCCCCTGGAGGAAGGGGCGTCTGTGGCGGCTGCCTAATGACCTACATGCCCGACACCCTGACGGCTGCGGAACGGGTCCTCCGCAAGTCGATCACCTTTACGGGTGCCGCGACTCTGGGAGCCGTGGGCAACGTGCCGCTTTTCACCGTGACCGGGGAAGTCGTGGTCGTCCGGCTCGTGCCCTACACAGTGCTGACTCTCACCGAAGCGCTCGCTACGGCAACATTAGCGTTGGGTGTGACCGGCCTGACATCCCTGTTCATTGAGGCCACGAACGCCGTGAACCTTCTGACCGGCGAGTTCTGGACTGAGGCCACAGGTGGCGGCACGGCGAACGCGGGCATCGCTCTCCCGGCCGCCCTGAAGGACATCGCCATCACCAGCAATATCGTCGGGACTGTCGGAGCTCAGGCTATCAACGGCGGCACCCTCCGCTTCGACCTTCTCTGGAGGCCGCTAAGTACGGATGGGCTGGTGGTCGCGGCATGACGTTCGCCCAGTTGATCGCCATCAAGGAAGAGGCTAAGAAAATGCGGGCTGAGGACCGAGCCAAGCCG